TTGTTCTCGTTGTCCCATGGTAGTTTGAACTCTCCGCCTAGTGCCAGTACGGTTAGACGGGCTTTTTCCCAATCTTCCCGATAAGCCTGACCAAGAGCCTCAAACTCAACCAAACTAAGGCTATCCCAGAAATAACGGGGATCGATACGGGCGAAACCAACAGCAATAGCGAAGCAATCCATAACACGAAAAGGTTCTTTGTTGTGATTGTCTCTTTTTTTTTGGTGGGTTCGTCGGGTATTTCGTCCTGCTCTGCCTCGTAACGAGTGGTGTGCAGTTTTATGTAGGCGCTTGGGTCTGAGTCGCACCAATCGACAAACTCGTCGAATTTCATTTCAAATTCTTCATTGAGTGCCAGTAGTACACAATAGTTGTACATTATTTCGTCCCATGTGCCGCGCAGCTCGCTCACGTGTTTGCCTGCAAGCTTTTCGAATTCGCGCATAGCACGAAAGGAAAAACCTACCTCGTAGGTTTCTCCTTTTACTATTACTTTTTCGCGTTTAAGCTCGTTCATTTCCTGCAGTTTATGCGGGATTTATTTTTTCCAGTTTCACGCAGCCCTGAATGGCGATCGTAGAGGTTTGATTGTCGCCGCTAGGGGCGTTGCGCGGACAGCTTACCAGTCCTTTGCCTGCATACATTGGTTTAGTTGTGTCAATTTCGGGTTCGTCGTCAACTACGGTTATGTGCGCAAATACAAAGGTTGGTTTTGTGCCTGCTATTTCGTAGTCTTCGAGTTCTTCGAAGCTTAGCTCGTCGGCGTTTACGTCTGCCGGGTCAACAATATCAACATCAACCGATGCGGTCCAGTCTTTTAGTCCTTTAAAAAAGTCTTTGTAACCGCCCAGATTCTTGGCTGAGCTTTCGCGGTAGTTGGTGCCTCGTTGCAGGGTGCAGTTGGTTTGCCCTGCGATTGGTTTGTACGTGTATGCCGGATCGACCCCGGTACGTTCGAAACACATAAAGTCGCTTCCTGATGCTATTGTTCTTTCTGACATGGTTATGTAATTTTTAAGTTATTTGTTCGTGCCGTGAATTCTATTTTTTGCCCGAATGTGTTGATGTTGAATTCGTAATCATCAACGGCGTTGGTACATTTCAGGTCGGTTAGCTTAATGCCTTCAACTGTTGAGCGATTGGCTTTTTGAAACGCCTGAATCAGCTTGCTGGCCAGCTCCCACGATTGCACGTAATTTTTGCACATTGTTATTAGCGTGAACCGCCAGTCTTGCATGGTTTGCCCGTTTTTTACTTCGCCGGGTGTTACCTGTACAATGTAATATATCGACGGGCTGGTGGTTTCTTTGGCTGCTGCCGGAAAAACCCTGCCGCCTACCAGCTCGTTTACGGGCTGGTTGTTTTTGATGATGCTTGTTATTACTGGTCCGATCATGATTTTATTGACTATTTGGTTATTGACTATTTTCACCCTATCCCCCTCGCTTGGCTCGGGTACTTCCCCTATGAATAGGGTAATAATTTTTAAGGGGCTTTGTTTTGTTTTTTGAGGTTGCGTTGTATGAGTTTATCGAGGGCGTTGAGCATTGATTCCTGGCTTTGGTTGATCATTGTTTGCTCGGTTTGAGAAAGGGCATCGGTGAAAAAACGGGAGGCTGGCATTTGCCCACGGCTGCGGCCTGCTTTTGTTGATCGGTCGGCGGTGCCTGCATCGTACAGGTGGCCGTGGTAGCCACGGTTGTTGCCAAATTTTCGTGCTCCTACCTTGGCACTTATGTACACGCTTTTGCCCCGGCTGCGGCCTGCTACAAACCCTATTGATTTTTCGAGGTTGCGGGTGGTTGAGCGTGTTTTTAGTTTCGATTTTAATAGTTGCCTGGCTGCTTGAATGAGTGGTTTTGAGCCTATGCGAAAACTGTCGAGTATTAAACGGCGTTGGTCGGCGCGCTTCATCTTCTCGAAAAAGCGGTCGAGCTCGTCAATGCCAAATAGTGATATTTTGGGTAATTCGCTCACTTGACCCCCTCTCTCATCCTGAGGATTCCCCCTACAGGCAGGGGGAGGAATAATATTTCATTTATTAATCTCATGGGATTATGGTTAATGTTCCTTCGGGTTTTCGGTCGCCTGTTAGTATCATGTAAGCGCGGCGACGGTCTGGATCGATTCCACGAATGTTGTAATAGTCGTTGCGCCATTTTATGATCATTTGCTCGCTGTACCGGCCTAGTTTAAAGCGTACTTTGAACTTCATTGTTTTGCCGGTTACTTCCATTTGTCCTATCATGCTTTCGCCCGCGCTGGCGAATGATGTTTCGGCACGGTCTGAAAAGCTGTACTGATAGCTTTCCTGTGGTTCGTTGTAGCTTTCTTCTGTGTTTACTACTTCGATATAGATGTCTATTTTATCTCTCAGATTCCCGGCGAGCATGGTGTTGTTTTAATAGTTTCGTATGTGGCCTGATAACAGACGGGTATAGGCTTTATTTTCGGATACACTAGTGAGCGTGTGGCCTTGCCGCCAGCTGTCGAACAGGTCGGTTAGCATTACCAACGCTGCTTGCCTCAGCTTTTTGGGGCAGGCGGCATCGTCGTAACCTGTTTTAAAGGTGAATTTCAGCTTGGCGGCTGTCACGCTTTCGAGTAGCTCGATGGTGAACCAGTTAAAGCCGTCGGTTACTTTGTATTTGCTGCTTTCTATCTCGGTGGTTGTTTCGCCTGTTATGGCTTCGATCTTTGTTACTTCTTTTAGCGGAGCGCAGCATATGCGGTATCGGCTCTGGGTGCTTCCTTCTATTTCGTACTCGAGCGTGTTTTCGGTGAGCAACAGGTCGGCGTTGCAGTCGCTTTCGACTTGATCAATGGCTACTTCTATGAGGTCGGTGATTTGTTCGTCGTCGTCGTCTATTCCGGCTTCTATTTGTAGCTGCCGTTTTGCGGCTTCGATGCTTACCGGACTGCCTGTTTTTGTTTGCTGTGGTTTTGCTGTGAGTATGACCATGTGGTTATGAGTTATGGGTTACCAATTTCTTTCTGATTTCATAAAGTACGGCCTGCCATCTTCGGTGATGTTTACCCAAGTTTCTTTTAGTCGTTCAATTTTAATTTGTACTTCGCCTGTTTCATTTTCAATCAACCCCCTCCCTTCCAAGTTTTCGCGAGTATTTCCCCTTAAAACATATGGGTAATTATTTTTTTTATTGATTGGTTGATTCATTGTAAAAAGAAGTAAGGGGAGGGGCTCTCCCCTCCCCTTGTTGTGGTTGTACAAAATCATGATTGCTATACGAAAAGCCTACGCTGGGTTTAGGTCTGGTGATCTGCGGAATGCAGCATCGTTTTGACTTGCAATGTGCGCCAAACGGTTTACGGTGAGTTCTACTTGTCCTTCCTTTCCAAATGTGAAAGGGTTATACACGACTTCAAGTGCTCCCCAAAATCCTGCCCAAATGTGGCGCATTGATCCGTAATAAACGTATTTTTTGTCGACTGCATCGGCAAACAAATCGCTGTAAAATGCCTTTGCTCCATGGCTTGTTTTACCAATACCATTGTCATCTGAAATAAATCCAGCTAGGAATTTGCCACTTCCTGCATCAACTTTCACGTCCATTGCTTCGAAAAATGTGCCTCGTGCCATGGTGAATGCCCCACCTTCTGCAACGGCGGCCATCAAACTAAGTAACCCGGTATTTGTGAGATCAACTCCTGCAACCTCTGTTGCTACGGCGGTCAAAACGTCATACACCTCCTTTGTAATTTTACGGTCACAACCCATCATCATGTTATTCATAATTGATGTTTGAACCATTGGGTTTTCCTGCGCCAGTAATTCTTTATCGAATTTGTCGGTCACACCGTACCGATCTGGGCCAACAGTTGCATAAATAGGTGCACTTGGACTTACGTCTATAGCTACTCCGTCTGCCTTTTTAGCAGCAATAACAGCGGTTTGTTTGCCGATTTTAAAAGAACCGTGCAAGCCTTCAACGATATTCAATCCCATTTGTGCATAAATCGGAACTCCACCGATCATTGACAAATTAGGGTCGATGTGCACATCAATACTGTCACCAAATGTAGCTACTGTTTGTGCCCGGCTCAATGCCCTCTGAATACTTGGAGCAGGTATTAACAATCCATCTGACTGCATGTGACGTGATAGTTCCTGATGTTGTTCGGCTTCCATTCCTGTCAGACCGTCTATACCACGCCTGCTACTGTACTCTCTTACTGCTTTGCCTACACTATACACATGTCTGCGTGTATGAATTGCTGGTCCACTACCCCCACGCTGGTGGCTGGCCGATCCGTCGCCATCGCCGTCGCCATCTTCTGGGTCGGTATCCTGGCGGTTGCTTTTTCCTTTTTGGCCTGTGCGCCAATCGCCCAATACTTCCATGCGCTCGGCGCGCTGAATTTCGGTAGTGAGTGAACGAACTTCGCCGTCTAGCCGGTCCCATTCGGTTTGTTCGTCATCGGTTAGTTGCCGCTTGTTTTCTTTTTCGGCGGCTGCTACAATTGTCTGCATCCGCTCGATCTTTTCTGTTTTTTTAATGCGAAGTTCTTCTGATCGTTTCATTGCTATGAATTTAATTTGTGAATTTCTGCTCGTTTCTTTAATATATCGAGGTGGGGGGCGTTGGTTTGTTGGGTGCGCCCGGTTGTTTGTGGGTTGAATTCTGGTTCTTCGTATTCGCTTTGAAAGCGTTTTTTGATGTTTGTGTTTGCGTAGGCTCCATCAATCACAAAAGCTGTGTCTATCAGGTTGTCTATGTCGGTGACTGTTCGCGTTGGTATTTCCTCGCTGCGGTCGTAGTGTACTCCTTTTTCGGCAATGGTGAAAATAAACGAGCATTCGAAGTAATCGCCTCGCTCGATCATTACAACCATGTCGCGCCCAAGCGTTGTATCGGGCATTTCGAGGGTGGCTTTAAGACCATATTCGTCGGTGGTGAGTTGTAGTGTTCCGCTTACCACACGCCCGAGCATTTTCATGCGTACATGATCGACGGTGTGAATGGTATTGAGGCCTGTGTCTTTTAATACATTGTCGAACGCGTGGCGGTCGATTATTTCGTAAAATACTTCGCCCCATTCGCGTATGAGTTTCGATTTTTGGTTGAATACTGCCGGGTAAAAATCGATGTATGTTTTTCCATCGCTTTCTTTGCGGATGCTTGCTTTACTGTTTACGGTATTGCGGCTGTATTTTTTATTTTTTGTTGTCATCGCCTTTTATGGTTTTAAGTGTTGGATCGACTTTTTTTAGGGGGTTGTATTGATCGTAATTTTCAAGCGGAATGTATTGTGCTTGCCCGTAGTGCATGTTGCCCCACTTGCCTGGTATTGGTTTGTTGCCTAGTTTTTTCGCTCCCTCGTTCGGGGTCATAAGCATGTTTACTACTTGTTCTTTTATGGCTGTTACCTTGGCCACGTAGTCCATTCCGATGAGTGCCATTACATCAAACTCTACCGAGAAGCCGCGCTCGAGCTCGGCACGGGTGAGTAGCTTGCCGTTTATTTCGGCCATGTAGATGGCGACTATTGGCCCCATGGTGTTGTTTTTAAATAGGGTAGTGAGTTGTTCTACATCCATTTTTTCGAAACTGCCATCGACCATGCCTAGCAGTACACCGTATGCTGCGCTGATGTCTTCGCGAGTAAAACGTAGTGTCTCGATTAATTGCGCATCGGCAAATTGCATTGCCAGCGATTGTATTTTGCTGCCAAATGGCATACGGATGGGTTTGCCTGCGTTTTCGGGACCGACAAAATTGTCGTCGAAACTGTCCATTTCTTCTTTTACAATTCCGGCGGCTGGCCCACTTAAGTCTTTCGGTGGGTAGTCGCGGGTAATGGCGTGTTGCGTGATGGCACCGTTTTTATAGAAGTTGTCCATCGTGCTGGTGGCGCGCTCGTTTATGTTGGTTTGCCGCTCGATGGCCACCAGCGGCGATAGCCCGATTATGCCGTCTTCGCTTATGCCGCGAAAGTGTAGCATGTCGGTATCGCTTACTATTTCTTCGTTTTGGGTGTTGGGGTTGGTTATTACCCAGAATAGTTGGTTTTTGCTAAAGAAATATTCTTTTATCCGAGCTGGGTGTATTATCTCGAGGCTTATGGGGTAGCCTGTGTTTTTTTCTTTATAAACGAGGGCAAAAGCGTTGCCAAAATAGTTGCGGTGGTATTCTATTGTTGACCAAAACTTTTGCGCATTTTGGTAGCTATTTGGCTGAAATTTCAACAGGTAGGTGAGCCTGTGGCGTGTCATTTCCTGCCGTCCATTTTCGTTGTCGATGAAAACAGATAGTGGCATACGGGCAAGGTTGTCGCTAAGTATGCGACAGCAGGTATATACGGTTGCTATTTTTTCGGGGCGGCCGGTTACCCCGTGGCTTGTCCATTTTTGCAGAGTGGTGCCTATGCTGTATTTTATTTGACTTGCCCGGTTTCCCAGCCAGGTGTAAAACCCACCCAGTAGGCTTGACAGTAGATTCATTGTGCGCGCTTTCTTTAATATATTGCCGCAACTACAATGATTTTGTTTTTACTCGTTGTCTATTACGAATTTCACGCCTCTTATTTCTTTGGTTGGTCGGCACTTTTTTACCCCGTTGTAGCTTAGCCCATGCCTTTTTGCATAGGATGGAATTGTTTCGGCATTGAGGTAATCGAATCCCAGTTCAATTAATTGAACTAAAAAGTCATTCGATACGCCTTTCGTATGAATGTGACTCCCAAGTCTGTCAATTATATGTTTCTCTTTTTCTGTCACTTAACAATGGTTCAATTTTTTGAAGTACATATGCACAGATGTTAGCCGCAACCCTAAAAGAGCCGCTGCTGTGCCGAGAAGTTTTTAAAACGCTTTTCTTGCTTCTCGTAATATTCTGGGTCGATTTCAAACCCTGTAAAATCATATCCTAAGTCGTAGGCGGCAATCCTACTGCTCCCGCTCCCCAAGTGAGTGTCTAAAATCAAATTGCCCTCACTCGCATAGTTCATAAGCAACCATTTGTATAGTGCTATTGGTTTTTGTGTCGGGTGTATTCGCTCCTCTTTATGTTTCATATTTTGCTGTCTCATTCCTGCCCAAGTCCATTTAAAACGTCTTACTGCAGACTTAAAACTTGTCCATGCTAATTCACAGTCAGCAAAATCGGTTTCGCCATTATCTTTATCCCATACAATCCAACAGCTACTATCAATCGGCAATCGGCTTATAAAGTGGTTTGCGCCCCAAATAATTTGATTTTTAGATACCCTCCGCAATTCGTTAAAATAGATTATTTCTGGGGCTGTTTTATCCCAGTCTTTTTTTGTATAATCTATTTTACGAGCCACCCCGCCGCCTTTGCCTTGGCTTTGGTTATTTATATCAATCCCACACGGTGGGTCAACTATTGCCAAGTCGAAGTGATTATCTGCAAAGCGTTTTAAACCTTGCACACAGTCCTCCAAATAAACGACCGACAAAGGGCAGCGGCTAACACTCGCTATATTTAATGCGGGGTTAGTCTGTTCGTGTAGGGTTGTATCTCGTTTAATCATTTGTTATATTTTGAAAGTTAATCACTCGTAATCCCGCACTAAACATAGCGGAAACGTTAGCCGCAAGGCTAAGAACCGTTAATTATTAGTGCAATCTTTATAATTATTGTTTCAATCAGTTGGTAAGTAGTGTTTAATAGCATCGCTGCAATAAATCCTATCATTAGAGGTTTTGCGTTGTCATAAAAGTAAGCCAAGCGGCTAACACTATCTATATGTAATGCTCCTTTCTCTGTATTTACACCGTTCGCTTGCTTCATTACTAATTCGGCATATTCATCTTGTAACCAACTTATGTAATGGTCTTTGTTTTTATTAGGTGTTCTGGTGTACT